ATCTAAGTATTTTTGACGAAGACTAAATAGAATTGCTGGGTCCGAGGCGAAGATCGCAAGACCCTAACTACCGAGGGATAGCAGCACCCTAGCAATAGTGCACCGCACTGATAAGGCGGGAGTGGCGCAACCACGAAGGCACAGTCTAGGGGGACAGGTTCCGACTAGTCCTTAAACGTGATGGTAGTACCCAGCAACATAGCGAGATGGCAGAGTGGCTGAATGCGGCGGTCTTGAAAACCGTTCTGGGTGATGAGCCCAGCGGGGGTTCAAATCCCTCTCTCGCTGCCAATTATCGGAGGCAGGCTGCGTGGAGCAGGAGGTAGGAGTCCATACCTACATATCTCAAGTCTGGTTCAAATCCAGGACCTCCGCCAATATTATGTCAGTGGAGCCCATGTAGTCATGGGATTGGATTTAAGGTTGCGTCAAAGTGTGTGAGTCGGGAACCCTAGCATGTCACACCCCAAACTATCCGGGTCTACGTCCGGACCACTGGCGCCATATATAAATAAGTTTGTCTGTTGATCCAGACCAACATCTATTCGGACCGGGGTGCGAATCCCCGCGCCTCCACCATAAACACATTGGTTGCTTGCTACTACTTGGAAGAGAGCGAGCTTAGTAAGGTAGAAGCCAAGAATCTACACCAATGTGTTTATGATGGGGGCGACCTAGATTTCGACGGATAGGAAGAGGCGAGAGTAGGACACGGTAAGGAACGACCGCAAATTAGTCCAAAAAACGTAAATGCCAACGATAACGGTGTAATGGAGTATGCTCTAGCAGCATAATTTCCGGGGTGGGCAACCGACCTAGCAACAGAACTGGTTGCACTTTAATATATAGATGGTAGCATTTTGCTACACTCACACACAAACACTCACAAAGGAACTACCTATGGCACTAACACCCTATGAAATCCGTCTTGAACTTCTTAAGATGGCAAAGGATCTTCTCGTAGAAGAATATCATTCTCAAAAGTCTGCATTAGAACAAGAATGGTACAGCAAGACTGAAGTTGAAAAGCATTCTATGCATGAAGGCAAGCCTTATATCTTGCCAGAATATCCAAAGATGCCCGATTATCCTACAGAAAAGGATATTATGAAGAAGGCTAAGCATCTTAATGGATTTATTTCAAACCAAAAAGATTAATTTTATATAAATAGTAGATGTCATGGTTAATAGCCATGACATCTTTACAATGGAGTTATTATGAAGAAAACTAGTTTAAATAATTTTGATGGCAAGCTAATTTCAAAAAATGAAGCATTTGCTATTCAAAGTGAAGACTATCTGTCGAAGCTAGTCGCGAATAAAGTTTATGTATCGCCTCTACAGAATGTCAGAGGCAACATTGAAAGTAGTACCAGTCAGGAAAATATTATTATCATTCTTGAAGGTATGGGATCAATGGAGGTTAATGGTTCTAGAGTTCCAGTGAATGCTGGAGATGTTCTTCTTCTCAAGAAGAACGATGTCTATACTTTGAGTAATGATACTCTAGATACCGTGTTACAATTTGTTTCAGTATTTCCCAAGAAATGAATTGACTTCCTCCTAAAAAGGAGAAGCCAATATGGTTTTAAAGAAAGACTACACGATAGAGGCGTTTACGCTTTTATTCGTTATATTCTGTACTTTGATGACTTTTTATCGTCCAATACAACACCCTGTGCTGGTAGAAAAACCAGTTTACATACAAACCCCGCCTAAAGTGGTTTATATATCTCTTAAAGAAAGAGACTGCTTAGCAAACGCAGTATATTATGAGGCGGGCAATCAATCTGAGCTCGGAATGAAAGCAGTGGCTCACGTGATTGTTAATAGAACTAAAAGTAATCTTTTCCCAAATACAGCATGTGCTGTAGTAAAGCAAAGATACAACCATCACTGTCAGTTCTCGTATGTGTGCTTTGGAAAATTAAGAAAACCTGATCCAACGATTTACACTAAAAGTAAATCGGCGGCTGAGGAAGTATTAAAAGGAGAAAAAGACTTTACGAAGAACTCATTGTATTATCATGCGTCATATGTAAATCCACAATGGCATAGATACCATTATGCCATGACGATTGGACAACATATGTTTTATAATTTAACAGGAACAAAGTATGGCTACAACTAACAAGAATAAGTCAAAAGAGTTTTTTGAACATATAGAAGCATTAGTTTGGAAACACGATATTGAATATATCGATGCTATTGTTATGTACTGTGAAAAGAATAATATTGAACTTGAAAGTATCGGTCCACTGATTAAAAATAATGAAGTCATGAAGGGTAAGGTCCAGATTGAATTTGAGAATCTTAACTTCTTGCCAAAGACTGCGCGATTAGATATGTAATGGAAGCATTTGAAGCTTATACACTATATCTAGCTCTAAAGCGACATTTCACACCCAATAGTGGGTATGACTATTTCAAATATAATGGTAAAACTAATGCTTCTAAAAAAGCTTTAGAGACTAGAAAAGATAGATACTTCTTTCACAAACTATCAAAGAAAGCCGATCCATTATATTTTTTGGTTGCAAACTTTATTGAATATGGACACAATATATGGATCGGCGATCTTGTCAATGATAGTAAATATGATGACGCATATAATGATTGGTTGAAGAAAAAGGAATCAATATCCTATATTTTTTCACAAGAGTTATCTCAACTTGATGATGATTTAGATAAAAATCTAAAAATTGAAGATGGACAATATCCACATCTCTTGACTTTATATTTGAGAAAAAAGATCTGTATAGAAACACTGATACTACTTAATTGCGTATTAACCTTTTTACCGAAATGGCAGAAAGAAATTACTGATACCTCACTTTGGCCAGATATATATAATACAGTATTAAAATACTCAAGATTTGTAGATTATGACTTTTTCAAAATTAAAAACATTATAAAGGATAGATTTTTATGAGTTGGATAGATTATGCAAATGAACACGGATTACTCTTTGAGAGTCTAATTTCTTTAAACAAGTATAAGACAGTAGTTGAAGTTGGTACAGCATATGCCGCAACTACAAAGTTTTTATGTGCTGGTGCTCAAAAGACTGGTGGTCACGTACACTGTTTTGATCTTTGGGCTACTCACGGTCTTAATGACCAATTCCATGCATTTTCTTCAAAGGAAGAATGTCAAAGATATTTGACTTCTGAAGAGTTTGATAATTTTACTCTGACTCAGATGGATTCTACTTCTCAAGAATTTAGAAATGCGATAGAAGCACTTCCTACAATTGATTTTGCTTTTATTGATGGTTGCCATTCTTATGATGGCGTTCTTAATGACTTTAGTGTAATTTATCCAAAGCTATCTGAAGTAGGTACAATTGTATTCCATGATACACTTAGAATTGATGGTTGTCGGGAATTTATGATTGATCTTAGAACTAAGTTCTTTGATGGTACCTTTGATGTGATAGATATTCCGCATGGTAATGGTGATCGTAGATGTGGCATTTCAATTCTTGCTAAGCGTACATTCCCAATTGTAGATATGCCATGTGATGAAATCTGTAATCTTGAAAATAGATTAGAAGAAATTTATCAAAAGGAACAAGATTGGTTTAGTAAAGAAGTTGAAACCTATCATACAAATATTGTTCCAGTTATTGCACCTAAGCCACCACGGCCAAAGAAATATCTCACATTTAATACTTTATAATTGACATTAATTAGTGAATATTTTAATATATAACTATGTTGCGGTATTTCTCCTGGGAGAGGACTCAGCCTTCCAAGCTGACGGAACCGGTTCGAATCCGATATACCGCTCCAAATCATACACTGCTCATACAACAAACATATAAGGAAATACATACAATGCCTCAAGATTTTGCATCACTAAAGCGTTCGAGCGACTCTTCTCTTTCTAAGCTCACTAAGGAGCTTGAAAAGATCGGCGCTCCTAATACTAAGGCTTCTGATGAAGACCGTTTCTGGAAGCCAGAAGTAGATAAGGCCGGTAACGGTTCAGCTACAATCCGCTTCCTTCCGGCTCCTTCTGGAGAAGATCTGCCCTTCATTAGAATCTGGGATCATGGATTCCAGGGTCCTACTGGTAAGTGGTATATTGAAAACTCCCTGACTACAATTAATCAGCCTGACCCTGTTGCAGAATATAATTCTCAACTGTGGAATATCTCGGATGATGATAATTCTCCGACACGTAAGCAAGCTCGCGATCAAAAGCGGCGCCTGCATTTTATTTCTAATATTCTGGTTGTCAAGGATCCTGCTCATCCTGAAAATGAAGGAAAGGTATTCCTTTATAAGTATGGTAAGAAGATCTTTGATAAGATCAAGGATCTGATGCATCCTCAATTTGAAGATGAAGAAGCCATTGATCCTTTCAATATGTGGACTGGCGCAAACTTCAAGCTTAAGATTCGTAAGTTTGAAGGCTATCGCAACTATGATAAGTCTGAATTTTCTCCTGCAAGTGCAATTTCAGATGATGATTCTGAACTTGAAAAGATCTGGAATAAGTGTTATTCTCTGAACACTTTCCTTGATCCTAGTAACTTCAAGTCTTATGATGATCTCAAGACTAAGCTTAATCTTGTTCTTGATTTGAATAAGGATCAACCTAGGCAAGCTCTGCCTACTGCATCTGCTCCTAAGATTAGAGAAAAGGCAGTCGAAAGTCTTCCTGAATCCTCAACACCACCTTGGTCTGTAGAGGAAGATGAAGATATGTCTTACTTTGCAAAACTTAAGGCGATTGCTGAAGAAGACTAAGAGAAAAGGGGAGCGAAAGCTCCCCTTTTTTTATGGCGATAGTCTTTTAAGATCCAATGATCCTCGAGGTGGAATTGTTGGCATATTAATACTTTGTTGTGTCATATTGTTGACAGTTGTCGGAGCATTAACAATGTTTGTACCAGAACTTGGAGCATAAGAAGTAAGTTTTGATTGAAGATTTTGTTTATTAGCTCTTTCAAGGTTTTGTGTTTGAGAACTAAGAGCTGCAGGTTTCATTCTTTGTGTATCAGATTGTTTTCCTGATCCAAATACAGACTTTATAAAAGATTCTCCAGTATCATATATACCACGACCTGCGGCGGCTCCACCTGCATTGCCAACAATTCCTCCACCAACTTCTCCTACTAAAGTTCCACCAGGGCCTACAGCAGATCCTACAGCACCACCTAGAAGTTGGCCACCAAGGCCACCGAGCGTCGATGTACCTCCAACAAATAAAGATTTTCCAAGATTTCCAGATTTTTTATATTCATCGTATGCATCTAATGCTCCACCAATACCAGCGCCTAATATTGGAATACCTCTTGAACCAAGTTTTGCTACACCGCTTAAACCAATTTTTGATGCACCTTTTAAGCCAAATCTTTCAGCATATTGAGGTATTTTACCTGCAATTGTACGTAGACGTGCACCAAATATAGGTTCTTTTGCACCGCCCTTTACGGCAGCTCCAAATATAGATTCGCCTCCGCCTTTTACTGCAGCTCCAAGGATAGGTTCTGCTGCGGTTGCTCCAGCAATACCACTAGCAGCAGCTCCAGCGGCTTTAGCACCACCACTAAAAATATTTTTTAATCCTGATCCAAATATAGATTCTGCACCACCTTTTACTGCAGATTCAGCTGCAACTTTTTCAGCACCTTCTACTGCACCTTTTGCAGCGCCGCCTTTTAATACTCGACCAATTAAACTACGGCCGCGGCCAAGAATTTTGGATACACCTCCACCAAGTCTTTTAAGAGCTGCTTCTCCAATAACATTTTCTATTATACTTTTTAGTATATTTCCACCGGGCTTATTTCCAGATTTACTAGATTCATTTTTTTGAGCATTTTCTTGTTCATTTGATGCAATCTTAATAGGATCTGCTTTTCTAAGTTCAGCCGATTCTTTATTGCGCTGTTCATTTTTTGATTTAGAAATTTCATCCTTAGCAATATTTTCCGCATCTTTTTCATTAGTATCATCACGCATAGCTTTAACTATAGCTTCTGATAAGTCATTAAGAACTGATTTATCAATAGACTTGATATTAATATCTGTAATTTTTGTTACTCTAGGATTTCTAGTTTGGCCAGTTTGATTAGATGCAGTTTTAGCAAATGATGTACTACCTGCTGAAGCAGCTTGTGGTGTTACTGCTGAAGCCGCAGCTTCTTGTTCAGCTTTTGCTTTTTGCTCTTCTTCATGTCTTTTATCTTTTAAAGAATAAAATGTATCAGATAAAAAGTTAACAGCTTTTGCTGTTACAGGTGCTTGCTGTTCAAGTATATTTCTAAATCTACCATATCTAAGATTTCTTTCAACAACACCATGTACACGATCACCAGTTTCAGGGTCAACACCACCCTTAAAATAAGTACTGGCACGTTCTTTTGCCATTTGAGTAAATGATGATCTAAATGATTGTTTATTATTGGTAGTAGAATTAGTATTATTATTTGTAGTTGTAGTATTGGTAATATTTTGAGCTGCTTCTTGAGCTTTCTTTTTCTCAGCTTCTCTTCTTTCAAGTTCAGCTTTAGCTGCAGCTGTTCTTAAAAATTTATTAGTATCAGCATCACGATAGCGCTTTGTTGCTTCAACATACTCAATATTCTTTATATTTGTATAGTCTGGTCCAGTAGGTGCTAATGGTGTCTTTACAATATCTGGATTTGTTTTTCTACGTAAAGCACGGCCTTCTGCATCATCAATTCTATCAAATATAGTTTTTTTAGAAGAATTGACACGAGTTGCAGCTCGGTCTTTTCTCTCTGCAGAGATTTGATCAGCTAACTTAGCAATAGATTCTGCAAGCTTTGATAAATTTGATTCTAACTTATCAACTTTATCTTCAAGTTTATCTACAGAACGATTTAATCTTCTATCCATTTATCCGCCTGATTCTCTCATTTGTGCCATACGTGCATTTTCTTCTTCAATATAATTTTGAAGTAAACCTACATAGATATCACGTTCAAATGGTATAAGGTCTTCAAGTTCACTAATAGAATATTTATGTATTTGGATTAAAGAAAAGTTCAAAACATAATAGTTAA